GAACCTTACAAAATTATCAATGATGTATGAGGGTTAAAATTCGCTATTGAATGCCAAATATTTAATGGTGTCATCACATCCTCCAATAAATTCGCCATTTAAGAATACCATAGGAAATGTTATTTTTTTGCGATGTGTTAATTCTTGTGCGAATTGAATAAATTGTTCCCTATTTGTATCTAAATATTTTTGACAATCTACATATTGATGGGCGAGGGTTGTTCCACGTGTTGTGTTGGATATGACTTCTTTTACTTTCACACAATAAGAACAATCCTGTTTAGTATATACGAAAAATCCTTTTTTAGCGGGTAGTATATACATTTATATATTTTTGATATAATAATTTTATATGAGTTTAACTCATATAAAACTTTTATTGATGATTTCTATATACAATGGAAAAGAAAACTGATTTATGCCGCGTCTATCGCGAGTTTTTAGGTGATTTTTTAAATACATTTCCCGAATATAAAGAAACAATTTCAAATAATGTGGGACTAATGTCTATTTTAGCAGAGGAATATGAAAGCGAAGAAGTGGAGAAAATCATTGAGCGATGTAGAAGTGTATATCCGCCCAAATTCTTTGATATTCTATATCAAAATGATGATGTCTTTAAAGAAGACATAGAATTCATTGATGGTATATCCTTTTCAGGGGTGTGGAGCGAAAACATTTCGGACAAGACGCGCGAAGTCATTTGGAAATATCTTCAATTAATGCTGTTTAATACCGTTGCGTTGATGAACGACGGTTCCGATTTCGGAGATACTGCTTCTCTCTTTGAGGCGATTGACGAAAACACATTAAAGGAGAAAATGAACGAGACGATTGAGGAAATGAAAAAGATGTTTGAGAATAATGATGGCGACATTAGCGGAAACCTTCCAATTCCAGAGGATTTGAATTCGCATTTAGAGGGATTAATGACGGGAAAACTGGGGAAGTTGGCACAAGAAATCGCAAAAGAAACGGCCGATGAGTTGGAGATGGATATGGAAGGAGTAAGCAATGACAAAGATGTGATGGACAAATTGATGAAACAACTGTTTAAGAACCCGATGAAAATTATGGGTTTAGTCAAGAAAATCGGTTCCAAACTGGAGACGAAAATGAAATCAGGAGAACTGAATGAGAAAGAGATTATGCGAGAGGCGACAGATGTCATTCAAGGAATGAAAAAGATGGGTCAGAAAGTTCCTCATATGAGAGAAATGGAGAGAATGATGAAGAAAATGGGGGGCAAGATGGATATGGGGAATTTAAGCAAAATGATGGGGTCTATGGGAAACAATCCGACCGCATTTGTTCCAAATATGGGGGATATTAAGTCGCTCCAAAAAGAGATGGGTGTTGCCTCGCAAAAAGACCGTATGCGCCGAAAACTGGAAGAACGCAAAAAGAATGTATATGTATTTAGCACAGGAGAGCGTCCCGAGCAATCTGTTTCTGAACCTACTAAGCGCAAAAAACGCAACAAGAAAAAGGTGGTAAGACACGAAGAATAATATAACAATATCTATATATATGAAACGAACAATATCTGGAATGACGCATGACCCACAACCATTTTGGATACATGACCCAACAATTTTATTAGACAGACATTATATTACATCCGTCTTTCCACAACGCGATGATTCGCTCGCAGGTAAATTAAACGCCATTACGCGTTTGGTTATTTTATTGATGATTATTGGATATATTTATTCACAATCGTTGAAACTTATATTGACCTCTGTGGTGACAATATTAGCAATTGTTGTCGTATATTATAGTCGCGATGAAAAGACGGTTAAAGAAGCAATGACCGTTATGGAACCGAAAGTGGATAAAATCCAATTATTAAAAGATATGATGCGAGACGAGTTCCAAATGCCCGATATGAAAAACCCTTTAATGAATGTGATGTTTGAGGACTACGTCCAGCGTCCAAATCGCGCAAGTGCTGCGCCGGCATATCATCCCGTTGTAGAACAAGAAATCAACAACAGCGCGAAGGAAAATATAAATGAAAAAATATTCCGTGATTTAGGCGACGAATTGGAGTTTGACCAATCTATGCGGAATTTCTACGCGATGCCAAACACGCAAATTCCCAACGACCAAGAAGCATTCGCACAGTTCTGTTTTGGTGGGAAACCGTCGTGCCGAGGTGGGGACTTCTGGCAATGTGAAAAACAGGCTCCGCGTCATACTTTACGATAATTCTATAAAAAAAATATAATTGTATATTATAAAATGTCTTTGTTTAATCAGGTTACGAGTTTAGAACAAGATGAATGTTATATAACTGAACGCGAACGACAGAACCAGACATTTGGCGATTATGCTACGAGCAACTATTTCGCGAGTGATTGTAATATGAAGAGGCCAATGGATGTCGCAACCCGACAACCGTATATGTTCGTAAATAAGGCGGGTTTCAGCAATGTGGGGTCGGGTGGTTGTGCGGTGGATGTAGATAGCCATATTCGTATCGGACAAATCCAGAACAACCCGAAAGCGCGTATTAGTTTATTAGCGCGTCCATTTGCTACCGTTCCGTATTTGGGTAAGGGCGTTCATTACCCTGTGACGGAAGCACGACTTCAACAGGGCGACTATGTGACCAATCGCAAGAGCTGTAATACCACTTCGGAGCAGAGTTTCATCAAATACACATATACTCCTATGCTTCCAGGATTAGAGCGAAATATTCAGAACCCCTCAAATTTAGTAGAGGGAGTGGCGGATGAGGGATGGATCCGAGGCGGACTACCCACTCGCGAGTTAATACGCGAACAAGCGTCTATGAATTAAATGAAATATATATATAGTATATATATATGTCATCTTTGAACGAAGCATATCAGACCAAGTTGAGAAATAAAATCTGCTCTTGTAGAGATAGTCATTTAGATTTACCAGTGGGAACTCATTTCACAAGCGACAAGACACAGATATTTATTGAAAATAGAGATGATAGAAATCGTGTTGAATGGGACTTGTATGAAGGCCAAGCATTTCGCGAGGATTATCGCGTGAATACCTTCGGTGCCATTCCCGATATGCCGCGCGATATGTTGGCACATAATATGGTGGATGTTGAACATTCTTTACAAGGGGTTTTAAGAGAGAACACACATAAACGAGTAGCGAAGAAATATCCCGTCGTTGAAGCACTTGTTCCCGCATATAAGAAATCCTATTCTTCATTCCAATTCTTTGAACGCCCTCGCCTGATTGTTCCTCAACCCCTTGAATTGAATTATGGTCGTCCATTATTACAATAATTTATTTGTGTATAATATAAATGAATGGACCTATTGAAGTAGATCTCAATTTATTCAATATAGATAATTATGGTTCAAATAGTCTATATTTAGAACGTCGCTTTTATGACCGCATTTTCAATCAGGCATTAGACTTGGTCACATCGGAGACGAGCACCGAGGCCGACAAGAAAACGGCCATTCGCTATTTGCGCTATGTAATGGGACAAGATATCGTCCACGAAGAGAGCCGCCGTTTATTACAAATTATCGTGAGTTTTGACCCCGTTTTAAAAGCATATTGCGATAGTTTAATACGCCAAGAAGACGGTAATTATGTGGAACCACCAGAATAAATATATACTTTATATATAATGTCGTTTACCCGTTTTAATTACGATGATGCCCGCACTGAAAAGAAATTACAAGAGGCCACTGGTGCGGGACGATGGATGCTGAATGTGCCTACACCATCTTTATATTTCAACGATGACCCACATCAACGACTTCAGAAATGGGGGGCAAATCTGAGCGGAAATGCGATTGATATTTTGAGCGATTTAGATGGTCGCAGTAATAAAGGAAATAAATATTGCGAAGGTGTTAATCCTACGCCATCATTTGGAATGCCATCTAGTTATACTGTTCTCTCTTCAACAATGAAACCCATAACCGACGAAACACGGGCAACACATCCTGTATGGTGGTATCGCGATTTAGAACAAACGCGATGGGAATATCCTTTAAAAGACCAATTAGAAGTCAAGGAATATCCAAAGGGCGTAGATTCGCGTAATATGATGCGAGACGCATATAACCGATGATACATTTATATATGTAAATGTATTATCTATGTTTTCTCGTTTTTAGATATTTATTTTTAATCTTTCGTTTCAATGTTTTATCATACTTCATATTTTTTACACTTATAGCACTATCTGTGTATATATCATTTTGAAATGCTAGTAATTTAGCATCTATACTATATGAAATTGGAATACAATTCTGTTTATCTTCTAGCATTTCATATATAACAAATGTCATAAGTGGTTTATATATTGTCATATGTTGCTTACTATTTGGAGATAAATATTGCTTTAGTCGTTTTACAAAATCGCTTTTAAGATATTTCATTGGAATATTCCCATTTACTGGATATGTTTCTGAAAATAATAATTCATAATTAAATGCGTGTTTCATACATTCTTTCTTTGTCATATAGATTTCTCTCTTTGGTCGTTCTTTCATAGGAAATAATACAATTTCTGGAATGCCAAAACGGAAATGGTCTGCCCACATTGTGCTATAAAATGAGATTGGGGTTGTTTTATATTTAGTGTCATTAACCTTTTCATCTATATTAGATATACCAATATACCCCATTATATTTGGATGTCTTTTTAGAAATTCACTAGTAAAACAAGGGTCATAACTTCTACCTATATATTTTTTACATAATTTAGGTTCTACAATATTACATGGTTTTATAACATTCTCATTAAAATCTGCTGTATGCGTTAATACTGAAGGACACGTTAAATTTACAAGTTGTATATTTTCCGTAATGACATACGCATTCATTTTATCATTTTTAACATATTCTTCGCTGTAAAATGGATAAAAATAAAAAAACACATTATGATTTTTATGGAGGCAATATTTGTTATCTGTGTTTAATCCACAATAATCTGTCATTTCATCTTCTACAGCACGAAATAATACAGTTCCTTTTGGAATGGTTAATATATGAATGATATATGTATTCTTATCATCTGTATATTCTATCGTTGAAAATAGATGTTTATATTTTTCGTGATTTTGATTATAGCATTTTGATGTTTGTATATTGGTTTCTATCTTTTTTAAATATTTTGAATACGGGTTTTTCATTTTTAATAGGTCATAGGCAGTCAATCCCGCATTATTTCTAGTGTGTAAATTTACATATTTAATATAAAAGACAAATTCATTATTTGTTATGATATTATACATTAAAATATTATTTCCATTTTTATTTTGAAGATTTGGATTTAAACCCGATTTGATTAAATATTTTGCTAATTTTTTATTTTTACAATAAAATAATGCGGTATTTCCATTTGCATCTCTTAAATGTAAATCCATTTTATTTTCAACAAGTAATTTTATTTTTCTAATGTTTATTACAGGTTCCATACATTCAAGCATTAAAATAGATAATTGCTGATTATCTTGAGAGTTTACATCTGCCTTTGCTTGTATTAACTGTTTTGCTATATTGTATGATTTCGTAATCATTAATGGGGTCATTCCGTTAGAATGAATATTTACATCTGCCTTTGCTAATATAAGAATTGGTATTATTCTTTCAAAACTAAAATAACACGCAAGATATAATGCTGTTTCATTCATATCATTTATAATATTAACATTTGCCTTTTTCTCAATAAGCAATTTTGCTATATAATAATTTTCATATGTTGAACAAGCATACATTAAAGCAGTATTCCCATATATATCACGATGATTTAGATTTGCCTTTTTATCTATAAGAAGTTTAGTTGCTTCAATAGAAGACGTAGTATTATAAAATATAATAGAACTTATTAGAGGAGTATTTCCATTAAAATCGGGTTGATTTATATTTGAATGTAATAGAAGTTTCACAGTTTCAATAGATGAAGAACTGCTACAATACATAACAGCACAATGAAGTGCGGTTTCTCCATATGTATTAAATAAATTAAGATTGGATTTTGCTTTCAATAATCGTTTTACTGCTTCATTAGATGATGTCGTATTTGAATATAAAGAAGCACATATTAACGCAGTCTCTCCATTTTGATTTTGTAAATTGATGTCTAGTTTTAATTCAATGAGTTTCTCAAGAAGATTATAATAGGAATTTGATTTGGCATATTTAGCGCAATGAATTAAAGCAGTATTTCCATATTTATCACGAATATTATTTAAATTTATCTCTTGATGAAGTAGTTTTTGAATTATAGATAAGTTAAATGTATGAGTTCGCAAGTAATTATTCATATATAAAAGACACAAAATAAAATAGTTATATTATATAAACAATGGAAGTCGCTGTTCCGATATTAGCACTCGGTGGATTATATTTAGTATCCAATCAAGAAAAAACAAAAAAGATTGAAACATTTAAAAACAAAGAAGGTTTCTCTGATTTGAGAGCACCTACTCATAATATACCCGTTAATATTACTGGAAGATTAAATGTTCCTCTGATTGACCGTGCGGGAGCGGGTGTTAAAGGAGTTAGTGCGCGAGATTTAGAAGAAGAAGTGGCGCATTTTCCCGCCCCTAATAATTATGGAGACCGCTATTTCCAAGAACACAACTATCAGGAATATACTGCGGATTGGAAGGGCAAAATGGAGAATGCCAAGAACGGACAGAAGAGAGAAGGACAAGTAGAATCCATTGCGGGTGGATGGATAAATCAGAGTGAATTCGCACATAACAATATGCAACCCTATTTCGGAGCAAAGGTGCGACAATCCAACTATGCGCAAAATACGAATGAATATGTGCTTGATATGAAACAAGGAACGGGATCACAGCACATTCAAAAGCAAGAACAGGCGCCACTATTTAGACCAGAAGAGAATATGCATACTAACTATGGTATGGCATCTCAAACCGATTTCATCCAAAGTCGTATTAATCCTGTTATGAAAATGGCAAATGTTAAACCCTTTGAAAGTCAGCAAGTGGGCCCAGGATTGGGTCTCGGTGCGGGAATTGAAGGACAAGGTGGTTTCAATGCTGGTATGGAGGCGCGCGAATTATGGATGCCGAAAACTGTTGATGATTTGAGGGTTGCCACAAATCCAAAAGTATCCTATGAAGGACAAGTTTTAGGCGCAAAATCGGCCGTTCAAGAGAGAGGACACATTGGAACGGTTGAGAAAAACCGACCAGACACATACTTTATTAATAGTGCTGACCGCTATTTTACCACAACAGGACAAGAAAAGGCACCCACTTCTCGCTCTAAACAGGTCATGAAAGAGCAACAACGCAAACATATTGAACGATATGGCACTGGAACTGCGGCCGAGAAGACCGCCGGATATGTAAAACCCCAATTCCGTGTGACAATGAGGCCGCAATTGGATGCTCCTATTACACACGCATCTAATGTTGGTGTAACAGGGGCAAATGTGAGAGAAGGAGAATACGGATTGACGGCCGCACAAAATTCAGTCACAATGAATAATCGTTCCACAACGGAACACATGAGAGAAGGCGGAATAAGCACATTTGCCCGCGCAATGATTGCTCCTTTATTAGATGTATTGCGACCCTCTCGCAAGGACAATGTGATTGGAAATCTGCGAGAACAGGGTAATGTTTCTATGGGAGGATATGGCCGATATACGATTAACCCCGCAGATAGAACCAAGACAACCATTAGGGAAATGACGGAAGACAATAAATATGAAATGAGTGTCGGCAATTCCGGAATTCAGGGACCGCGCAACTACACAGAAGCCTATGCTCTTTCATACGGACAGAACCGCGACACATCTCGTCCTATTGTGGGTAATGTCGGAAACGAAATTAATGCCGCCAAACAATATGATTCCGTATATTCTATCTCATACGGACAAAACCGTGATACGACTTCTAAACAAATCGTGGGAACTGCTGGTAATAACCCAAGTCTTACAATCCCCACATCACGCGAGGCCGCTTCAAATGCGTATTTAATTGATAAAGCAGATGTCAGTAAAGGACGACAACCAATGGGAAGCAATGCTCCCGTATTTAACGGACAGAGTTTCACAAACGTCCAAATAGACAAGATGGATGCGGACAGGTCTAATCCGCGAATGTTCGTTCCACAGGGAACTCATGTATCGCAAGCACCCGCCAGAGAACGCTATGGGGAATTAACGGCGCGCAGTGAGTACGGACAGAACATTCATCTTCAACGCAATCAACCGGAAATCTTGGACGCGTTCCGTTCAAACCCATACACCAAACCATTAAATAGTTATTGAGTGAATAATTATCTATAAAATAAATTATAAATAATTATTGAATATAAAACAATGAATAACCACAATGAAATTCGTCAATCTCTTGAAACAATGGTCGCCACAAATAGTGTTCCGCATTTACTGTTTTACGGCGACTATTGTGTAGGAAAAAACACATTATTGACGTATTTGCTATCGTTGTTGTATAAGACGAAGAAGGACGATTATATAATGGATGTGAATTGCGCCACTGGAAAGGGCATCAAGTTTGTGAGAGAAGAGTTGAAATTCTTCGCACAATCTAAAGGAGATGAAGTATTTAAAAGTGTGATTTTGAGAAATATGGACTATTTAACTATAGAAGCCCAATCCGCATTAAGACGATGTATTGAAATCTTTTCGTCTTCTACACGGTTTTTTGTGATTGTCCGATATAAAGAACGATTATTAAAACCGATTTTATCGCGCTTCTCTCTTCTATATGTATCTTATCCTTATATTGAAATTCCACAAGACAAAATAGGACATACGACCTCATCTGTAAAGCATTATGTTTATAATTATTATTATTTTAAACAACGGGCATTTTTGAAAAACGCACAGACCCGACAAATTGTGAAAAAAACATTGGACGATTTTAGTAAAACTGAGAATAGATTAGAATTTATTCAAGAACGCATTCATCTTTTATATGAGAAAGGAATATCAGGGAAAGACATTATTAAATATATAGAATTAAGCGAACAAGAAAAGAGCAAATTGGAATTTTATTATTACAAAATCAAAAAGAATATTCGCAATGACAAGATGATTATGATGGCGCTTTTTTATCGTATTCGTTAAATCGTGGAATATTCATTATAATGAATAATTAAATGGATGATTTTAATCTGACGACTTTAAATGAGGCACGTAATGAATATTGCTTAGAACTCATTGGTCGTTTAACTCCGCTTGTGTATCAAGGAATTTTATCCATCTTTGAAGACGCGTATCAATTGTGCGTCCAAAACGACCAAGTGGATAAGTATTTAATGACCTTTCAAAATTATTTAGCGCGTGTTCCAAAGTGGAATCACGAAATCATTGAGACGGAAACTCAGCGAATTATAAAAGAGACACAATGTCCTTATTTAGAGGAGTTGATGACGTGTGTTCACATAATTATGTTGAAGAACTTGACTGCTATACGAGCAGGAACAAAGAATAAAAAGGTGGATGTGGATATTCCGAAACTGGACGATTTTATACATAAGATTTATATTGAAGTGGCGCGTCGTGTATATAAAAATGTCTATTTGTTTGATAGAAGTGTGAAGGCACTAGAAAAGCAAAAGAATATGCGCGAATGTGAGCTGATTATACGAGAGAGCATTGTAAATGTAATTCGTAAGAGTATGCCAATAGAGCGCATAATTCGTGCTTATTTAGATGAGACGACGGAAGAGCAGGTGGTTCAAGTAAAAGAAGAAATTAAAGAAGAAATTAAAGAACAACCAGTAGAAAAACCAGTAGAACAACCCGTAGAAAAACCAACCGATAAGATTGCGGTTTCAAAAATAGAGGAACCTAGTAAAGAAGAAACAAATATTAATATGATTGTTTCTGAACCCGCAAATGTGCGATTTAACGATAAAGATGCTGTATTGGATTTCAAGACCCAACAGAAAGTGTCTACTCTTGAAAAGGCAACTCCCGAGGAAGTCTATGCTCCGAAGGATGTTGAACGACTTGAAGAATTGTCTCGTCAGAGAGAACAAGAGAGAACGGTAGATGATGATGAACAAGAAGAACGAATTACGATTTTAGATGAACCGATGGATTTGAATGATGTTGAAGAATTGGTTCCTCCACCGGTTCCAGAAAAACCCGAAGAGGATGATTTAGAACTGGATATTGAAACCCTCTAATGCGTCAAATGGAAAATCCCATTTTCAAAAAATATACTATATGCAGAACATTTTCTTATTTGCCTTTGTCATTTCAGTGGTATATCTCTTTGTCAAATTCTTTGAGATGCGTTTGATTGAAAAAGAGAATAAACCCGTGAAAAAACTGGTATGGGAAACATTATTAGTTTTTATTTCTAGTATGGCAGGTGTATTCATCTATGAACAAATCTTGCCCGTAGGCGAACAACTCATACAAACTCATCCCGCGGTCTTTACGGGAGAACCCGATTTTTAATTTCTTTATAATTGATTATAACTTATAAAGAAATTG